CTAAGCGCATCCAGATTTCCCTGTCGGACCACTGGGGATCAGGACAACGCTCCGGGTAGAGGTCTTCCATGAACTCCATGAGGTCTTGGGGGATGTGTGGATATTCGGAGGTACTCATAGGGAATCCTCCATGAGTGTGTGGTAATCGAGGGAAGGCCCGCACATGACCTTGCGATCAGAGGTGCGGGCGCTATTCATCAGCGGATCGGGCAGACGCCACCAGCGCAGCCTTCCTCCTGCAGTTCCTCGAACGAGTTGTTGTCATCGAGGTTGATCGGAGTGAGGCGCGAGACGTACTCGCGGAAGACCTTCTCGGTCACCACCTCTTGAGGGAGGTAGGGGTAGCCGAGGTCTGCGGCGGTCTTGGTCGGATCGGCACGGAACAGGAAGGACACACCGACGTAGCTGTCCCAGTTCTCCAGCAGCCAGTCGATGATGGCCGGGACTTCCGTGGGGTCATACGAGATCGTGCAGGAGACGTTCTGGTGACACCACGAGTTCTGGAGCATCTTGTACCGCTCCAGTTGCTGGACGGCACTCTCGAGATTGACCTCCAGAACCTCGCCGTTCTTGGTCACCTTGTCGAAGGGAACATCCTTCCACTCGACAGGAAGTGTAGCCAAGACAGACTCAGGATCAGTGGGGTGGTCGAATACACGATAACCGTTCCGACGAAGCTCTCGAACGAGGGGGTCATGTTTGCTGAAGACTACGTTGTTGAAGATGAAACGACCGAGAGGTTTGTGGACGCCTTCGGTGGTGTCCATGACCTTCGATACGGTACCGGAGGGCTTAATCGTGGTGACGTTCTTCGGACGAGGAAGTCCGAGACTGTCAGCCATATCGTAAGCAGCAGCGGTCGCAGCACGTTCAAGCTCCTTGTATGCGTAAGTGGATAGATCAGGGCGACGAACAATCCCGGTGAGGCCCACACCGCACAACCGGAGGAAGGCGTTGTTCAGGTGCCATGCCTCTTGCAGGATGCCGTCTTGCAGATCCACGCACGTCTGGCGATAGCACGCACGCGCAGCCAACTCAACCGCACGCTTGAGGCCAGCAGAGTCGCCCTTGAACTTACCAACATCCACCTCAACCAGATTGCAGAACGCCTTGTTTCCGAGAAGAATCTCCGCACAGGGATTCACTCCTTTGAACCACGGGGCACGGCGAGTCGCCGCTTCACGGTTGATGAAACCCGGTTCAGAACCACCGGACTCCACCATCATCTTGAAGATGGTCTCCAGTTGGTCCCGGGTTGGCTTCGAGTTGAAGATCAGCGAGTTGTTGGACTGGGCGCGTTGGGGGTTCCCCACCCAATACTCACGCTTGGCGGTGGCGAACTCTTCCCACTCGTCCTCACCGAAAGGCATCAGCGCGATCTCGGCAGAGCGGCGCGAGGACAGAACGGTACCGAGCCAGTTCATCAGATCGAGGATGTCGATGCGGGTCAGCAGATCACCGGCACGACGGTTCAGGATTCCGATGATTGCCTCGTAGGCACGGGCGATGCTGGCGTCTCCCGAACTGATCCATCCGTATCCCTTGAGGCGGATACCTGCGGGTCGGATGTTGCTGAAGTCGAGGATGAGCTTCTTCGCCGGGTACTTTCCAGCCAGAAGTTTGCCGATAGATTTCGCCCACGCTTCGGCAGAATCACCCACCCGAATCGTCCAGACACCAGTGCGATCATCATAGGATTCGTAGTTGTGTTCCAGACCGCGAACGCCAGCGTCCCAGTCCTCTCGGGTGATCTCCGAACGGATGATCTGAACCTCGGGGATACGGGACACGAACCCGGTCAGTTGTCCGACGATGGGACGGAAGCCCACGCCGCAACCCTGCAGGAGCAGCCAGAGAGCATCCACCACGTCATAGACGGTTTCGATGTGGGTGAAGCTGCAGTTGAACTGCGAGGCTTCCCGGCGTTTGGCGATGTCGGTCCCACCGAGCCAGAGTGTTCGACCGGCGACCGACACCTTGCGCTCCTTCATCAGTTCGCCCAGCTCGACCAGCTCCTTCACCCGGGGTTCGACCGGCCCATGCGGATCGGCCCGTTCCCACAACCAGAGTTGGTGCCCGATCACCCGGGCAACGGTGCGCTCCCAACTCTCGAAGACCTCACCGGATTCGTCCAGCGGTCGGTTGTAGGTTCGACGGGTGACGATCTGAGCGCGGGTCGAGGGTTGATGCTTATCGGTCATCCCCCGCCCCCTTGATCACGTCACGCGCCTTGCGGTCTTCCAGCTTGGCGATGTTCTTCTCGGCAACCTCTTGGAGACCGATGCCCATCACCGAGCAACACGCCTGCAGTTGCCACAGGACATCGCCCAGTTCCTTGATGGTCTTCTCGCGGACAGCCTCCAGCGAACCGAAGCGGGCGATCAGGTCGTCACCACGCTCGCCCTTGGCAACGAGGCCGAGGACTTCACCAACCTCTTCGGCCAGTGCGTAGAAGGGGTAATGGGCGCTCTCGAAGACAGCGAACTCCATTGCCTTCTCTTGGTACTCATTCAGATTCATTGTGGGATCTCCAGATAGCGGGCGACGGTCTCCTCCAGCTTGAGCAGCTTGTTCTCGTACCAAGCAGCCTTGCGGAGGTCTTCGATCCCGTTCTTGTGGGTGTAGCGCCAGCGGTACTTGAAGCTGTTGCCTCGCAAGTACCCGCGCAGTTCATCGATGGAGAGCATCGAAGCCATTGCTTCAATCGCCTCCAGATTCAGCGGGTCCATCTGCTCGGACATCGCAGCGCGGACAGCCAGAGTCAGCGGGTCGGCATCACGCTTGTAATGCCCGGGGGAATTCACGGGGTCCAAAGTCGTGGCTCCTTGTTCTTGAAGTCGTAGTCGGATGCCCGGAGGATTCGGGCGACACGTGCTTGGGTCAGGGCTTCCTCGACACCGAGGTTCTTCTTGGCGTATGCGGCAACCACGGCATCCCACAGCGGGACACCATCAGCCTCTGCCTTTTCGAGAACCTTCTCGGCGGTCACCGGGCCGATGCCGGGACACCCGGAGTAACCGTCGGTGGTATCTCCGGTGAGGGTCTGGTAGAGGTGGAAGCGGTCTGCCTCCTCCTCGGTGATGGTGAGGATCCCTTCATCAGCGCGGTTGGCGTAGAAGACCTTGCCGGGGATGGTGCGGAAGTCCTTGTCCTTGGAGACGATGACCTTCTCACCAGCGAGCTTGGGCCATGTCGAGAGGATACCGAGAACGTCATCACCCTCCAGTCCGGGGCGAACGAACACCTCGAACTTCTCCCCGAGAAACTCCTTCAGGGGCTTCAGCAGCATCGGCTTGCGGACACCCGCACGGTTCGACTTGTAGGTCGGGAGGATCTTCTTGCGGAAGTTCTCGTTGTCGGACAGGGCAACGATGATCCGGTCTGCCTCCACGTCCTCGGCCAGACTCTCGATGCGTTCCACGAGGGATTGCTTGGCGGGGGTCTCGAAGGCGTGGAGGGTCCAGAGATCGTCGCCCCAGTTGATGGGGGTCTCCGCTGCGGCTGCTGCCTCGTAAGCGAAGATGTCCCCATCGAAGAGGGCGATGGTCATCACTGCATCACCTCCATCTCGGGAACAGTGATGACAGCCATGTGGCGCAGAACGATGTCCGCACCGCTGCGCAGCTTGTTCTGCATCTCGTAGTCCCGGCAGGCATCCACTGCCTTTGCCAGCGAGATCAACTCGAAGACACGCGAGGTCATCCCGGCATCCACGGGAATGTCGTATTCGTCTTGGAACTCATCCATCAGTGGATACCTCCAGTCAAGTCAAATGCGCCCAAGAGACGGGGAAGAGTTCCCCCATGATCTCGGACACGGCATGGGCGTATTGGCGAACTTCTTTCTGAGCGTGCGGATCAAGACGAAGTTTCGCCAGTCGAGCGTAAGCAGCCAGCGAACCAGTTTCATAGAACTCCGTGTACATGGATTGGGGGAGGGTCATTCGAGCCTGCTCGGGGCAGACGCCGGAATCGATCAGGAACTTGTAGGTGTCCAGAGCCTGACGGGCAGTGAGGTCGTATGTAAGCGAACCACCCCCACCGAAGAGAAGCTCGTCGCTCGACCCTTGCTTCACGTTCTCCGCTCGTTTCCGCCACTCGGTCGGGAAGTACAACTCCGGGGTGTCATCGACATACCGACGGGACACCTCGTTGCGGGTGAAGCCGATCATGTGCTTGAACCACTGGCGAGCCACGAAGATCGGCATCTTGATCCGCAGTTGAACCTGGGGGTGGCTGAAGGGGGTCCAGTGGTTGTGCTTGGCGAGGTACGCGATCAGCCCGCAGTCACGCTTGGAGAGCTTCATGTCGAACCCGGAGTCACCGAAGTCCCAATCGCTCTCCTTAGCCATACTCACGCGGGCCGCATTGACCACCGTGAGGTCGGACCCCATGTGGTCGATCAGTTCGACCGAGGAGATCCCATCGTTCAACGGGTCGTGCTTCATTAGACCCACCCCAAGATTGCACCGAGGGGGGCCACGAGAATCCCGATACCACGGGCGATCTCGAGACCGGCGATCTCCTGCGCACCGAGGAGCTTGGCAAGGTTCATGAACCAGCCAGCGACTGCGGCGAACACGAACGCGAGGAAGGTGAGGAAGCCGAACAGGCCGAGGTTGATCTTCTTCTTCATACGGACATCTCCATCTTGAATTCTTCGTTGACGCTTACGGCTCCGATCTGAGCCAGCTTGCGCATGGTCAGGAACAGGGTCGCGGTGGTGTGGGTGGCAATGGATTCATCGGCATGGTCCTGCACCCCGTTGGTCTCGCGGGAATACCGCATGTCGATACCGGAGGTGGTGTCTTCGATGACGATGACGTAGCGCATCAGGCTTCTCCCATGGTTGTGAGGTTGAGGAGAGCAAGGCCAGCCGGGGAAACACGCCAGTGCTTCCCGAACTCATTGCTCCATATCTGTGTGGTAATCAGTCCTCGGCTCGCCAGTTCAGCTACGTGATAGGCATTGGCCCGTGCGTAGTTGGACTGGATCGAGAAGGGCTGCATGTAGGCTCGGTGCAGTACCGAGATGGTCTTCTGGTTCATCAGTGACACTCGCGCCAGTTGGCTCCGATCTTGGCTTCACCATCGAGAGGGCAACGCCAGCCGAAGTCCCGGCCTGCTTGTTGGAACGACCAGACAGCAACCTCGGCTACCTCTTGAGCGAGGTGTTCGAGGACGTGAAGCTGGTACTCGTCATGGACGTGGGCGACCATGGCCCAGTCACGCCCCCACACGTAGCCGCGCCGGGTGAGTTCCCTGTAGAGATTCACCGTGGCTTGCTTCACGAGTAGCGCCCCTGCGGATTGCAGGAGGGTGTTGAGGGCTGCGTGTTCGGAGCGGACCCGGAGCTTTCTCCCGTCGATACCTCGGATGAACCCCTTGGTCTTGACGGTGTGGGCTACCTGATCCTTCAGCCGCTTGAGTGCGGGGGTCCGCTTCAGGAAGTTCTCCTTCAGCTTCTTCCCTGCGGCTGCACCCTTGCCGATGATCTCCCCGATCTTTTCGTCGCCTGCCCCATAGAGGAAGGCGTAGATGAAGGTCTTCGCGTTGTCCCGGGTAGGCAGACCAGCAGCCTCTTGGTTGGCTGTATGGACATCCCCTTCGAGGAGGATCTTGGCGTAGGCACCACCGTCATACCGGGCCATGTAGTGCGCGAGGCACCGCAGTTCCAGACCGGAGGCGTCTGCCCCTACCTGCTTGAAGCCCGGAGGTGCGTGGTACAACTCCCGGCACTCAGGCCCATAGGGGGCACGGACGGAGGGCACCTGAGCCACGTTGGGGTAGCTGTGGGTGCAGCGTCCTGTCACCGCGCCGATGGTGTTCACCGACCCGTGGATGCGCCCGTTCTTCTCCAGCTTCAGCCAAGCGTTGTCACCCTCGGCAAGTTGTCCGATCCGCTTGTCGAGCATGAACCGCTCGCTCAACAGTTTCGCGGGTGGATACTTGAGGGCGTTAAGAATCGTTTCATCGATCTTCGGCTGACCACTCTCGGTGAATTCCTTGGGCTTCCACCCGTACAGCTTGGTGAGCCGGTCAGCGATCTGCTGCCGTGATCCGGGGTTGAACTCGATCAGCTTCACCTTGGTGAGGGGAACACCCTTGGTGTAGCCGGTCTTCTTGTTGTTGCCCTTGGGGATGAACTTGCCTTGCCCCACGAACCACGGCTTGAAGAACGCCTTCAGTTCCTCGTCCAGTTCCTGCCTTCGGGCCAGCAGCTTGAGGTACAGGGCGACTGCCTTCTCCTTGTCGAAGGCGTAGCCGAAGCGTTCCTGCTTGGCGATGATGTGGGCGAACCACGTCTCCAGTTCCACCGCCCGCTCCGGGGGTTCCTTGGAGAGGATGCGCTGCCACAGAACCTCGGTGACCTCCACGTCCTGTTCGCAGTAGTCCTGCATCTCAGGGGTCCAGACGGACCAGTCGGAGGTCTTGCCGAAGTCACCCTTCAGAACACCCAAGCGAAAGCCCCAAGCCTCCAGCGAGTGGGAGCCGATGAGCTTCTTGGGGAATCCCTTGTGGATACGCTTGGCATCCACCTCACCAACGTCAGCCCACAGCAGACGGGACAGAACGAGGGTGTCCCTGATCTTCTCGACCGGGATGTCGAACCATGGATACACCTTCTTGAGGGCCGGGATGTCGAACTTGATGATGTTGTGGCCGACCACGAGGTCAGCCTCCATCAGACACATCAGCCCATACTCGATGTCGCAGTAATGGGTGAGGTCGCTGTCGGGGAACGGATGACAGCAGGACTTGACCTCACCGGTCTCTGCGTCCTTGATCACCAAGGAATGCACCCGGTCGAGGGTGTCGAGGAGACCGTTGGTCTCGCAATCGAAAATCAGGATTCTCATTCTGTCCTCTCTCTGGAGTGACTATCGGCCTGTCCCTCCAAGGAGGACGGGAACAGGCTCTCGTCTTGTTTCAGAAGTCCGACTCACCTTCCCACGGTGGGGTGGAGTCAGCAGTGCTGGTAGTTGCCTCGTCGTCGAACCCATAGTTGTCAGCCTCTTGCTCCTTCTCGTAGAGACGACCAGTCGCAGCGTCGTAACCCAACAGGATCACGTGACCTGTCGCCTGTCCGGTGTAGCGGTCCTTGAGGATTCGGAAGGTGGTGGTCTGGCGCTCGTCCTCGTCCTCGGCCTGCTGGTTGCGTTCGAGACCGAACATGAAGTACGACCAGAAGCCGATGGCGCGGGAACCCTTGAAGTGCTTGATCATCACTCGCCCGCCTTCCTCGTGAGGCTTACCCTCGGGAGTCGAGAGGTGGCTGACGAAGTGGATGATCACCTTCAGTTCGTTGGCGAGACCGGCCATCTCCTTCATGGTCTGCTCCAGCGATTCCTTCTCGTTGCTGGTGTCAGCCATGGCGGTGAGGTGATCGAGGTAGATCAGCTTGATCCCGAGGGACACAGCCATGTACCGGATCTTGGTCTTCACCACGTCCCAGTCGGTCTCACCCCACGAGTCGTAGAACGTGACCTTCCCCTTCAGGGACACGAGCGTCTTCTTCAGTTGCTCCTTGTCCCACCCGGCATCTGGTACGTGGTAGCGGGCACCGTCGATCTTCCCTGCGATGCGCTTACCAGACTCGACCGGCTGCTGCTCAAGGAAGATCACACCCACGTGGTGACCAAGCTCGGTCACGTCGAAGGCGATCTGCTGCGTGAGCATGTCGGTCTTGCCCACACCGGTACCTGCACCGAAGGCGTACAGTTCCCCGAGGCGGCGACCGTAGGTGAGCTTGGTGAGGGTCGGCATCCACCACGGAAGACCCACCTCGATGGGCTTCTCGATGTCCTCGATCAGTTCATCGATGGACACCAGACCATCCGGGCGGAACGGGCGGGCCTGCCAGATGGCGGTCACGATCTCCTGCGCCTTGTCCTCCTGCAGTAGCTCGTTGGCATCCTTGGCGGACAGGCTGGCGATCTTCGCCTTGCCCGGGGGCAGGAGTTCAGCCACCTTGACTGCAGCCTCCTGACCCGGCTCGTCCATGTCGAACATGATCACGACTTCATCGAACGAGCAGACCCATTCGAGGGACTTCTTGACTGAAGCCACGGCACCTTGGGCACCGTTCGGGATCGAGACGACCGGCCACTTGTTGCCCTGTACCTGACTCACGGTCAGGCAGTCGATCTCGCCTTCGGTCAGGACGAGCCGCTTACCACCAGCAGCCCACAGGTGCTGGCCGAACAGCACCACTTCCTTGAACTCCCCGGTGGTGGAGAACTTCTTCGAGGCAGTCCGCACCTTCTGCGCGATGACTTGCCCCTCGGCGTTGCGGTAGGGAGCGACTTGGACGGTCTCGTCCTTGTACTCCCCGATGAAGTAGCCGAACTTCTTACAGGTCTCCTCGGTGATGCCCCGCTTGTTCAGCGGTCGGTACTCACCAAAGGGGACCAGAGGCTTCCCCTTGGTTTCCTTCGTCACAGTGGTTCGCTCCTCACCTGATTCGTTGATGTTCTTCCCACACGAAAAGCACTTGCCCCACCCACGGTCGTTGATGCTGTAGGCATCGCTCGAACCACAGGCGGGGCAAGGGAGGTGGGTCGCTACCCACTCGCTCATGTCACTCCCCGATCAGTGCGCGGAGGTTGCTGGCGGTCTGGGTGGCCTTGGTGACTTCGGCGGCGAGGTCGCTGGTCTCGATCTCGATCTGAGCGATGCGGTCATCGTTCTCCTTGATCTTGATCTCGCGGTCATGGATCAGGTCTTCGAGGTCCGTCAGCGTCTTGCGGAACGAGGACAGGATGGAGTCGAGGGTCGGGGTCTTCTTGAACATGCGTGGTCTCCTGTTACTTGCCGAGGTAGTAGCGGACGTACCGTTGGCCGGTCGTGTCCTTCTTGAACACCTTGCGGATGCGGTAGCCGTAGTCGCGGAGTTCGGTGATGCGGCGGGAGACCGAGCGAACACGGAGGACTGCGTTGGCTTCGACGTTGGTGATCGAACCGGCCTCACGGAGGTGGTTCAGGACTAGTTGTGCTTGCGGACTCAACATGGAGTTCTCCTATCAGTTGTCGATGGGCTAGAAAGCAAAAGCCCCCGGCGGGAACCGAGGGCTTCGTTGCTCCATTACTGTGTGGTAATCACACGTGCTGGATGTAGTCGTAGGCGTGTTGCTTGGGCAGGACTTCCTCCTTCCACCAGTGCTTCACGTCAAAGCACGGGCAGTCCTTCGGAGGAGCGCCGGTCTTGCGAATGAGATCGCGGTGACCGCCGATGGTCTTGATGGTCGGGTAGCGTTCGAGCAGGGACAGGACGACCTCTTCGAGGGACTTCCACTGTTCATCGGTGAAGTTGTTCTCGGCACGTCCGGTCTTCTCGTTCAGGCCACCGACCAAGCAGACGCCGAGGGCACGAGAGTTCCATCCGGGACCACAGTCACCGACATGGGCACCCGCTCGATCAAGCGGACGGCAACGGTCGCCGTTCTCATGGGACTGGATTCGACCGTCTCTCGGGATCACGTAGTGGTAGCCGCAGCCAATCCAGCCACGGGCACGGTGCCACTTGTCGATGTCGGTTGCGGTGATGTTCTGACTCGGCTTGGTTGCCGAGCAGTGGATGATGATGTGGTCGATGATGCGCTGCGTCATTGGCACGTAGCTCCTTTGAGGGCAGCAAGACGCCCTTCGTCAGGAGGCTCATCGATCCACGCCTTCGGGATGTACTTGTCCGCGTACTCGAAGCCGTGCTTCTCACACCATGCGGCGTAGGAGGTCTTGCTGTTCTTGCTGATCTTGGTGTTGGAGTTGGAGAAAACGAATCGGACATCGAGTCCGGGGTGTTGGGACTTGAGGATCAGGTGCTTCTGCCGGTCATCCACGAGGAACCTCCCCTTGGATTCGATGACGATTCCGTTGGGGAGGATGAAGTCAGGCGTGTACTTGGCATCCCGAGCGGGCTTGATGTAGTGCAGCTTGACGCTCTCGTAGTCGAAGGCGATGCCCAACGTCTTGAGTTGTTGGGCGATCTGCTCTTCGAGACCAGACCGGAAGCCATGCACCAGTCCTACCTGTTGGGCACTGAGCTTCCGGCGTTTCATCAGAAGTCCTCGTCGCCCTCGTCCGAGGAGTCCTCACCGGCATCGTAGGAATCCTCGTCGGATTCGTAGGAATCCTCGTCGGATTCATCCTCGAAGCCGTGCGCTTCCTCGGTGGCGTCGAAGCCATCCTCTTCACCGAACCCGTACTCGCCAGCGTTGCGGCTACCACCCGCGCTCAGTTCGATGATCTGAACAGCGTCAAGGTACAGGGTGATACCGGCAGCACCCGAGCCAGCCACGAAGTACGGACTGACGGTGTAGGCAACCTTGCCCACGGTGCCACCCCAGATCGCCTTCAGGTTCTTCGCCGGTTTGCCCTTGGCGTCGAAGATCGGGATGGTGCGAGTCCACTTCTCGCCCTTCTTGTTGGTGCCCGAGGCGTGGGTCTTGAAGCGGAACTCGAACTGGCCGGTCGGCTCCTCGGTTTCACGGTCGAAGACCTCGGTGTAGAAGTCGTTCGGGGTCACAGCCTTGAGCTTCTTGCGGGTAGCCACCGGCAGTTGGGCGAACTTCTCTTCGGCCTCGGCCAGTGCCTTGTCCATCTCAGGCTGCAGCTTGTCGATCAGAGCCTGAGCTTCCTCGCCTTCGAGGAGCAGGCGAACGTTGTACTCGCCGTCCTTCTTCGGGAACTCCTTGGTGCCGTAGTCCGGCTTGATCAGGTTGGGGAACTTGAAGACACCCTTCGGAGTGGTGCCCTTGGTCGGCTTCTTCTTGTCGGTCATGTAGGTTTTCCTCTCGGTTGTTGAGGGTCTGTAAACGAGCAAGCCCCCGGCGTTGAACCGAGGGCTTCATTGCTCCATTACTGTGTGGGAATCAGAAGTTGTAGGCGAACGTGCTGCTCTCGCGGTTCTCCATGGCTTTGCTCCAGCCTTCACGGAGACGCTTCGCAGTCACCTTGTGGTAGTCGCTGACAACATCGAGGTACGCGGGGAAGTCTTCGAGCGCCACGAAGTAGGTCTCGGAACTGCCTTCCTTCTCGATGAACACCGGACCAGTGTCGGTGTGGAGGTAGTGACCCACCGTCACCAAGAGGCGGATACCAGACTCCTTTGCCTCCTCGAACACGCCGTGCCAGTCATAGATGTGGCACTTCGCTTTGCGCTTGCGTCCCTCGTTGTACTTCTCGCGGGACAGACTCACCAGATCGAACACGGATGCAACCTCGCAACCGTTGTAGAAGTGGATACCTGAGCGCGAACGAAGAGCCTGAGTGATCTCATCGACTCGCTGTGCCTCTGGGGTGTAACCGAGATATCCAGCAACGACTTTCTTTTTCGACACACGGGCCATGGTTACTCTCCTTTCTTGATCTCGTTGATGACATTCATGTAGATGGCGATGACTGCTTCCTTGGGGATGCCTTCGGAGAGCATGTCCTTGTAGGCTTGCATCAGGTCTTGCCTGAACTCCGTCAGGGACTGGACTTGTGCGGGTGGAAACTGGAAGAACGTGGTCGGTGCAGCGGCAGCGGCTGCTTCCTCCAGCTTCTCGGGGGTGGTGTTGTGCTTCTTCGCCAGTGCCTCGACGTGACGCTTGGCGATCTCCGCACCTTCGTCGTTCGCCTTGGCTCGGTTGATCACCTTGGCGACACGCTCGGCTGCTCGCTGGTCAAGCTCGATGGTCTCGACCTTCTCGGCTTCGACCTCGGCCAGTTCGACCGGGAGGATCGAGGTGGTCTTCTGCTCGTTGAACCAGTCGCGGATGTTCGTCGGGTGCGTCAGATCGACAGGTGGTGTGACGTCACGTCCCACCTCGGCCCACCACATTGCGTTTGCACGGGCCTTTCGGTGCATGTCACCGAACCCCATCTCCTTGCACCACTGGCTGAACTTCTGATCGGCCTTGTGCAGCCGCCGACCCACCAGCAGTGCCTCTCCGACTTCACGCCAGAGTTCCCGCTGTTCGGCTGCGGTTGCCTTGATGCGGCCCCAAGCACGCTGGCCTCGGGCTACCACTGCGTCGGTCATCACCATCACGTTGTTCATCTGCGTCACCTCAGTTCAGGTGCTGGTTGCGGAGTGCTTCAACGTCGTAGCCCTTCATCAGCAGGGCCACTTCGAGATCGAAGGGGATGTCCTCGCCGCACTCCCAAGCTGCAATGGCGAGGTCGAGTTGGTAGTCGTTGTTGTCCATCGGGATCTCCTGTCGGTGTTCATCCAATACTGTGTGGTAATCACCCGCGTAATCGATACGCGAGTGGATACCATCAGGCAAAGAAATAGCTGGACCTCTTCACGAGATCCAAATCCAGAGTGCCTTTCGGGGGCAGCGGCGGGAGTTCAGAACCCACCGGGAGTTGTCGTTCAAGTTCCTCCTTGAAGCTGTGCAGTACATCCTGCGAGTACATCTCAACGAACTGCTCGCGCAGCACCTCGGCCATCACCGCAGAGTTACCTGCGTGGGTGCCGTAGCTGTCGTGGATCAGGGAGAACGAGCGCATCCCCTCACGCCAGCAGGCGCGGACGGTCGCCCGCATGTGGCTTGCGTCCATCGAGTGGACCCAGTTCGGGCTGATCCCGTTGGTCTGCCGGTTGCGATCCAGTTCGGTGCTGGCCCCGGTGGTCACCGTCAGGAGGTGACGCTTGCCGTTGAAGGTCAGGTCGATCCGCTTGGTCAGCAGCTTGGGGTACGCCTGAAGCACGACAAGTCCATCGGGCGTGGTCCAATACACCGGCAGTCCCTCCTTCGCAGCAGCACGAGCGGAGTTCTGGAACCAGTCCATGGCAGCACGAGCAGCCACCACAACCTGACCCACGCATTCCCAGATGACCCGGCCCATGTAGTCAGCAGCCCACCAGCCAGACCCTTCCCAAGGGAACGGCTTGGACTTGTCGTACTTGGCAGGGGCAACCGTGTCCTCGAACACCTGCTGCTTGAAGCCGTACTCCTTGGCACCGTAGGCAAGGGTCATGACCGGACGCTTGCACACCTTGCGGGTGATGCCGTACTGCAGCCAGCCCTGAGCGATCCGCATGATCTTGTCGTCCTCGTGGTTGCAGGCGTCCTGCTTCACACGCTCGATGACCACATCGGCCACCCGCTGGTAGATGTCCTGAGGCAGATCGCTCGGCACCAGATTCACCGCAGTACCACCCACGCTGTCACGAAGAGCAGCCGAGAAGTTCTGCAGTCCGTTGCACGAACCATCCATCTGGATCGGCAGGGTCGAGATGAACCCGTACCCCTCACGAACGAAGTCGGCCCACTCGAAGCAGAACGCAAGGAACTGCCACGGCTTGTCCGCATCGGCCCACCACTTGTTGCTGTAGGGATCGTCAGCCACAGCGAGGATCTCCTCTTGATGCTGCTCGACCCACCGCACACGGTCATCGAGAGACACCTTGTCGTAGCCGTAACAGTTGCTTCCGTGGATAGCTAACCACGAACGAGAACCCGGGTCGCTGATTGCAACCCCATTGGCAAACTCCAGAAGCCCCCTCGCCAAGTCCGCACCCTGAGGGTTGAGGAACATGGGGATGGCGTAGGCTCGACCTCGGAAGTCAAGCTGGTGAGGGAAGTAGATTTCCTCCTCCTGCTCGAACATCTCGGCAACCATCAGGGTCTTCACGAACTGCAGACGCAGGGACTTCAGCTTCTCGTTCATGGTGTAGATGTCGGTGGCCGACCGCTTCCACTCACGGAACTGGTTCAACTGCTCCTCGGACCACTCCTCCTTGGGAAGACCATCGGCAGCAAAGGACGGACGCTCGGGGATCGGGAGATCGACCGCCGACGGGAGGGCACCCAAGGTACTCTGGTTGTTCCACAGGGTACGGACCACATCCAGCACCCGGGCGTTGATGGCCCATGCGGTGTGCTGCATCGCGTTCAGTGCATCGTAGATGTCGGGCATCTGATGCTCGGCAAGCTCCTCAAGGTAGCCCTTCGAGTAGGTCTTCACGAGGGACAGACGACGGACACGAGGGGTCCAGTAGCCACCCGAAGTGGGCGAGGTCCACGGACGGGGAGGGATGATGGTCGGCAGCAGGACAGGGGAGAGTACCTCGCAGCGGTTGTGTTCCTCCTTGATCCACTCCATGGCTTCCTCGGTCGGGACCAGCACTGTCTCCAGCTTCTTCGTGTCGACAGCCCGGGTGACCATCTTCGCCAGCCCGGTGGCCTCGATGAAAATCTCAGCGCACTTCGACCCGACCTGAACGAGGTCAGCGATGGGCCACTCATCGAAGGTGATGTGGCGCTCCTGCATGTGGTGACGCATCGCCTTGCGCTTGTGGTCGTAGTGGGTCGATTGCTTCTCGTACTTCTGACGCAGGGAGTTGTACGCCTTGGAGTCCTGCTCCTTGAACTGACGGAACTGCACCTCGTCCATGATCATCCGACCGACCCGGGTCGAGAGGGACACGAAGGTCTCGTCGGTGTTGGTCAGACGGTCAAGGGCACAGCGCGAGGTGATCAGGGCGACAGCCTCGGGTTCCAGCAGGGTGAGGTACTTGACTGCTGTGTGCTTCCGACCGGCCTTGCCGCTGTTCGCTTCAGCGATGAAAGCCTCGATGCCCTCAGTCACCTGAGCGATGGCGAGGTTGAGCAGACGACGGATCGGCTTGTTGTTGGTCTCGGCTCCTTGCTCGGTGTTGCGACGGACTTGGTTCCAGTACCGGTCGACACCCATCGAACGCATCTTCTCCTCAAGCTCGAACTGGCGGTCCATCTTCGACTGCCACTCAGGATTGCTTTCGATGGACTGGATGATCTCGTCAGTGATTCTCATGGTTCTCTCCTGTGGTTACTACTTCAAGGTCTTCATCAGAGAAGACTTATCTGAAGACTTCAGTGAAGACTTATCTGAAGACTTCAGAGAAGACTTCTCTGTCCCTTCCTCCAACCCCATAACTGTGTGGGAATCGGTCTTGGTGTCGGTGACGCTCCATAACTGTGTGGGAATCGTCCGTCGACACCACAGAAACCACGATCTGTGGCGTGTTCTGGAATCAGTTGCGACAGTGGATGTGGTCAGGAAAAGAAAAAGCCCTGCGAACAGAGCCTTTTCGGTGATGCGTGATTGTATCAGATGCGGTGGTGGATGGTTGAAACGTCGCTACCTAAATCCAGCGTACTCCTACCGATGTACTGTAAGTCATTGAAGACATTGCGTTTCATCCTTCCACCTCCGCGTTGCTTTCGCCTGTTACACCACAGCGCACCACAAGTTGTGGCGTGTGGCGTGTTCGGTGGATTCTGATCAAGTGGGAATTGAGAAAGCCTCCAAGTTCTTGATCGCCTCGTGCTTGTTCTTCGGGATCAGGTGACGGTACCGGATCGTGGTCGAGATGTTGGTGTGCCCCGCCAGTTCCATGATCATCGAGATGTCCACGCCAGCCTGAGCCAGTCGTGAGCAGAACGTGTGGCGCAGCGCATGGAACACGAACTGGTCATCGTTGAGCAGTCCGAGGTGTTCCCGTGCCATGTCCCATGCGTACCTCACCTTGTCCCGCGTGAGATCCGGGAACAGCTTACCCATCCCGTAGCGTTCAACCCTTCTCTTCAGCACCTCCTTCGCCCGGGGAGACAGCGGTTGAGTGCGGAACACCCCATTCACCTTGACCTCCCACAGGGTCACGCTGTCCTCGGTCACATCCCTGCCCTCGATCTGCAGCAGTTCGTTGCGGCGACCGCCGAGGTCCAGAGCGAGGATCACGAGGTCTTCCATGTCCTCGTTCTTGGTGCTGCGGAACCACTCCAGCAGACCCTTCTCTTCCTCGACGGACAGGAACCGGGTGCGTCCCTTCGATTCCTTCCGGCGCGGGAACTTGGGCATCGCCTTGATGTAGCCCCGCTCCTGTGCGATGCGGAGCATGGTCGAGAGCGCGGACAGCCGACGGTTGATGGTGGCATTCGACTTACCTTCGTCCATCCACTGGAACACTGCCGCATCAATCGCCTGAGTGGATACCTTAGCCGGTGAAATATCCCCGAGAGTCTTGATGCAGATGTCCGCGTTCAGCAGCGAGGTCTTCGAGGATCGTCCGTCGATCCACTTCAGCTTGTAGGTCAGGTCACGCAGACCGGACAGCGTTGCAGGACCAGCCTCAGTGTCGTCCCCCATGTTCGGGAGTTCGCCCCGCAGGAGTGCAGCCTTGGACTCAGCCTCCCACGAATCGGCCTG